CATCTCGGCCTGCTCAACATAGAAGTCGGTCTTGGGGTCATAGTACTGACCTTGGGCAGTATCGTAGTACAGGACATGACCGGAGAAATTGAAAGGACCTTCTAGACCTTTGCGAGGACCATACTTGGTCCGCATCTCATCCATTTGCGTCTTGTCTGCGATAACTTTGTAACCCATCAGAAGCTCCTTTTGACTGAATAAGACTCTATTCTATACCCAAAACCATTTAATGTCAACTAAAATCACAAGCCTTGTAGACTGCTTCCTGCACTGCGGTGTCAGCTACTTCCTCAAAACGCTCGTCCTGACCTAAGGCCTTGAGCAATCCTCGAACAACAGACCAACTCAAGTTTTGACTGATTGCCAACTTTACGATGGATCCAACTGCATCATTACCAGCGTCTGTAAACATTGCGAAATTTGTCATTTTCTAAGTCCTTTAATTAACTGTCTAAGTATGTATTATATACCCAAAACCATTTAATGTCAAGCCTGTATAACAACTTCAGTTGGAAGTTGAGACTTCCTCCACGCATCCATATAGGCCTTACGTTCGGTACGTACCTTGAGGATGCTCCTATCAAAGCGGCGATTATAGTAAGCCCATGCACCGTTATCTACCCAAGGCTGACGGCTGCATCGGACTTTGTTTACCTTGTGTTTTCTCATTTTCATATATTAAGCCCGGTAAGTAGAATAATTACGGATTTTGCTTTGTTTATTAGCATGGCTTTCGTTGAATTTAATCTCATAGCCACGCTGACGTAGTGCATTAATCAGCACTGACAGGTCGCAGTCTTCTTCCAAGAAAGCATTAGCACCGTTCTGGTAGCTGTAAGTAGAAATCTTATCAGCGATACCGAGTGCCACCAACTTTGCTTTGGGGAAGCGGGCCCATGCATGACCCGGGTCTGCGAAAACTTTGATAGAGATTTTTTTAGTCATTTTGAGGTCCTTTACAATACTTGAGAAACTGAATAGTTATTCACTTTTGTGATGTTTTCAACATGCCAATCAATCACTGCCTGTTCAGCATTGAGCGGCAACTCTCTAAAGTAAAGAGTTTTGCCTAGCATCAATTTATCTTTTGCGTTTAGCTTAGTGTAGTCACTAGCAGCAATCAGCAAACAAATTTCTTCATTGCTGTAGGGCCGCTTTTTGACTGACACTCTAAAGTACAAAGTACTGATTGCATTTGCTTTGAATTTCATAGAGACCTTTCAACTGAATAAGTCTCTATTATATACCCAAAACCATTTAATGTCAATCAATGACCTCAGTCACGGTATAGTTATACCGCATATAACCAACGTCAGTAGATCCGCCGTATCCAGCAAAACTCTTGTTGTTCAGTACCAACTTAGCAGTTCCCTTGCGGGACATCTTTTGTGCCTCATTGTACCAATAAGCACCTTCGGTTATCCGTGTGCGACCATCAGCAGTTTGCCGTTCAACCATATCAAAATTAAAACTACGTATCATTTTATTGCTCCATCGGGTCACCGAGTGTGTACTCGGTGATCCATTCAATTGTAAAATCTTCACCTCTATGTTCTGCAACATAGATGCAAAGTGCTTCCAGTGTACGGAAAATCAAATCGCCAACTCTATACATTATGCTACCTTACGAAAATATTGATAGGGCAAGCCCAGATCATAGCACAGATACTCCCAATCGCCGTTGGCGTTGCTAGCATCCATGATCCAACGCAATGCAGTCTCCCGATCACGGGCACCCATGCAGATAGTGTTGGTGACATGCTGCTCAAACTTAGCGACAGCTTCCTTCTCAGCAACTTGACGGTTAGCTTCCTCACGGCCGATCACCTCTTGCAAACTTGCAAACTCCAGTTGGAAGTCTTGCATCGTCCAAGTGCTGGTATCGATACCACGAGGGCGAACACCATGTGCGTCCTTGTACATATCCCAGTAGATGCACTGGGCTTGCTCCAAGTCAGACATTTGTTCCCAAGTAGTGAATTCAGACATATTTGTTCCTTTAATCAATCTAAGCCTCTATTATATACCCAAAACCATTTAATGTCAACCGAAAGCAAATTCCCTGACCCATTCGAAACGGGTAGTAGAGGGAATCCACTTGAAGTGTTCCCGCTTGCGGCTTATCTTCTCAAAGTCCATGCAGATCATGACCCAACCCTTCTCAGGGCTGAAGCCAACTGTTTCTGCAACACGGACTACTTCGACCATGCTGCCGTCTGTCATCTTTGCTACAGTAGTCATTTTCTGCTCCTTAGGCCCACGCCCCACGCACTTCTTTAGCGCCAGGGATTTTTTCACATTCACACACCCAGTCAGAGAATGATTCGTAGTATCCCACGAAATACTCCGGACGCATTTCAGTCTTGCAGTATGGGCACACTGGCATCACCACGGGTTCTATTTGTTCTGACATCATCTTCTCCTTTAATCAATCTAAGAGTACATTATATACCCAAAACCATTTAATGTCAATCCTTTTTCATGACATATTCAAACAAGATCCACTTGGCACGATTCAGACATTGACGGGCATCTTCGGCCCGCATATAGTCAACTTCACCGTACTCGGTATTGATCATTTCCTGGGCGTCACTCATGAGGCCAGCAGCCATCATAGCAGGACCAGAGAATTTGAAAGTGAAACTAGATTCCACAGACTCACGCATACCGGCTTCGGTCACGCCATACATACGAACTTGACGCTTTTCTTGCTCTGTCAAACGATCATAAACTTGGGTCATAACTAGCTCCTTTAATCAATCTAAGCCTCTATTATATACCCAAAACCATTTAATGTCAAGTTTTGGTGAAATCTATTTCCCAGTTTTTTAGATGAAAATAGCTAATTCCGTCTCGTTCCATATTCTTAAAAAGCCCAATAAGGGGAACAGAATCTTGCTCAAAAAAGTGTTCCCAAAGATGATTCAATTTGTTGTCAATTGGAATTTCAATTTTGCAAAGTTTGTTGTCATCATCTTTGAGCCAATATTCTGAAAATTTATTTGTTCTAAGTTTGACTATGAATTTTTTGATAGGCTTTAAAGTTTTTGTGCCTGACCATGCTTGAGTATTATCAGGGAATTCAAATCGTGTATTTAATTCTCTAACCATATCGTCAAACCCGATATCATATTCATAGAACTCAGGTAAGCGATAAATTAATGGCATCATTTCTTCTTTGACCATCTTACTGTCACTATGAACAAATATACTCAAATCTTTTCTAAATTTACTCATCCGTTGTTCACGTAAAGTTATAACCATGAGTTTCTTGCTATAATAGTCACGTATTACATTAGCTTTATCTCTGTCTTCCTGAATCATTTCTCGGAACAAGATACTATCAGTAAGTTTAGTCGGTCTATCATTGGGATTAGCTAAAATATCAATTTTGTGACTGAGCAGTGTTCGCAATCTATTCCAAGTAACACTCAATGCTAAGATATCTTCTGTAGTCTCATACACTTCGTATTTTTTCACATAAGAACTATCTGTAAATAATTCATTCCAAACAGTTTCTTTCAATCCTAGAGACTGTATGGTAAGTGGAGGAACATTAGGGTTATATTGTTTAGCAGAATTCATTGAACTGCTACCGCTAGTAATAGCATTACCATATACTGCAAGTTGTTTCTTTATCATGTTTAAGTTTGAATTAGCCAATTGTAATATCCTCCATTCCACTAGTGCGTAGACGCACGATATGCCCCATCTGCCATTGTTTAGCTTCAAGGCCCTTCATTATACCAAGCCAACGATTTCTTAGTAATGCCACTTCGTTAATCAATATTTCATATTCAATAACTTCATCTTCACCTTCAACATACTTGTCAGCATCACGGCTTGTCAATGCTCTATTATACGCTTCTAAATATTTTTGAAAATGTTTTCGGCGAATTTTCCGTAATTGAATATTCAAGTAATTGAGTACCGCTTCTACTTCTTGTAACTGATTGAATCTATGTTCAGTAATACCGGGTAAAGCAGCAATGTTTTTTTCAACATTGCCGTATATCTTTACCTCTTTCTTGGCATCATTTAGTTCGGTTTCAAAGTGTTGAATAAAATCGGGAATCACAGCCAGATTGACTGTTATCCTTGTGTACCAATTTGACATTTAATCCCATTCGTCTAAATCTTCTTCTTCATAATCTTCATCT